CCGAGACTGATACCCCGTTTTGCGACATATAAAACAGATCCGCATTCTGGATCTGTCCCGCGCCAGGAAACTGACTGAGTTGTTCGCCGATGGCTGGCATGGATCACCAAAGAAAATGGCCGCTCTAGGCGGCCGTATGGTTGTGCGGACTATATGCGTGTTACCGGTATTCGACCCACGAGACGAGTGTCGCTCCGCCCGAAGCGGTGACGGAATACGTCGACCCGGGCGGCACCGTTTCGGCCACGCCAATCGCACCGCTTGATGTTGTCGCGACGCTGACTTGACCCTCCGCGCCATCAATGAAGAATCCAATGGCTGAGCCGGCGGCCGATCCGGATGCGGATACCCGAACCAGGATCGGCTTCCCGGTGCTATTTGTATAGTTGGTGCCTAATGCGCGCGATCCTGTCAGCACCTGTTTGTTTTGGCCGACACCCAAAACCTGGCTCTGGTTTACAGCCTGGTTGCTTTGAGTCGATGGTGGTATCTGAAGAGATCCGCCGGTGCTATTGAGCAAAACCCAGGAGCTGATATTGGCCTTCCACATCACCTCGCATTTGCTACCGGATGCAATCTCCGAACCTTGCAATGCCGAGTGAGCGCCGCCGACGATTGGCGACGCAGTGATGCCGTTCGGCGAAAACGTCGACGCCGTGGTGTTCGCGTGTGCAGCCTCGAAAGTTAGAACCATGCCATCCAGCAGCGATGTTACCGCTGGCGAATAGTTCACTGCGTAGGCGTTTGCCGCTCCTGTGTCGGGCCCATAGTTGAAGCTGTTCGCCTGCACTCCTCTCATGACGCTGTTCGACAGAAGAGGAGCCTGCGCATACTGACTGATGTTGCCTGTCGTAATTGTCGTCTGTCCGTACGCGACAGTTACAACCCAAAGGCCGATACATCCCGAATCAGGGGCTGGCGTCGTCTGCGAGCCGGTAGTGGCGGGCGTGCCGGCTTTTACCGTGAGTTGAACGGTGTCCTGACGAGTCGTGTAGTTCGCGTTGCCGCTGTTGCTCGGTCCTGAGAACGGCTGACTTGGGTTGGCACTGTTGTAGTAGGGCAGCACCGTCGCATTAGCGTCCTGCTCGACAAACGAAGCCTGGAGTAGATAGTTTATGGACTGGCCAGATGTGCCCGGGGCTGGGCACGACATCGTCGTCGCTCCAAGCACGATGCCCTGCTTGACGATCAGGTCTGTCGTGTCTGCGGGCAATGTCGAATAAGCGAGCGGGTCGACCTGCTGAAGCGAATAGATTCGACCACCAGCGACAACAACGTTCATCCCGGTCGGCGACGTAGGGGTGCATGCGAATCCGCTTGCCACAGTGCTCGCGCCGAGCATCTCTTGTGCGAGCATTCCAAGGCCGATCAACACATTGCGGTTGGTTTGCAAGATGTCAGCGCTGCGCGGAATGCTTGCCGGGTACACCAAAACTCTGTCCAAAGCGCGCTCCGGAAATGAAAAAAGCCGCGCAGTGGCGGCTTCATAAATGAAAGCCGCCCCAAAGCGGCATAGAGGATACTTAGCGGTACGTCACGTAATTGCCGGTATCAGTAACCACGTACTGTCCGTCAGATGTGATCACTGCATTCGGCGGCGGCGGATCGAACGTGAGTGCGGGCGGGTAGTAACCCGGCAGAGTCGGAATTGCCGGAGGCCAGTTAGCGATGTTGACCCAGAGGATGACTCCAGCAGGGCGTACCGAATCGATGGCCGCGTAGATTGCTGCATCAGGGGCAGAGCCCGCATACATATCGCTAGAGATGTATTCGGATTGACTTCCTGTGTCGTAGGCAGCCGTTGGATTGTCATATCCGCCTATTAGCGGTATTCCAGATCCGAGGGGTCGGTATGCGGTGACGAACGCTTGTGCGGTCAAGATGTCGCCCCATCCACCGGCAAGATCGAGGGCGCAACCTCCCGCATCATAGCCACCGGTATCTGCCGGGCGTGCCGGCTCAAAGATTGACGGCGGGTGACCTGTTAGTTGGGTCACAATATCGACTACCGATTTCCTCGTCCCCCTCTCGCGGAACATGTTTGCGAGGATCACGTTGCGGAAATTGCTATCGGTCTGCCCAAAAGTACGGCTGACCGTGCCGCCGAAGAAGTCGCTGGAGATCATATCCAGCCAACCGTCTGTCGCCGTGAGGATTCTTGTTTGAAGCTTCGCGTATTGGATCAGCGAGTAGACGAACGCCATCGAATAGGCGATCCCTTGCAGCAACGCGCCCAGGTATGGGGGGTCATCACCGAACCAACGGGGAAGATAACCAACCAGGCGCCGATAGATTTCTTCCTGTGAGCCGATGGTCATGATCAACTTATGGTGATGGTTCCGGCCCGGATAACCTGCTGGTTAGTCGCGGGCAGATCATTCGCGGCTCCGTTAAGCAGGACCGACGCCACGTTACTAATTGCGCCCGGGACGGCGTTGTAAGCAGTGCTGGCGATCATGGTGTAGGGCAACGACGCACCGACCCCGAGCGTATTGATATACGTCTCCAGCGCCGCCAGAACTGTTGTGGCTACCGTCCCATGTACATATCCCGGGGCGACGACGATCGTCATCGTGATATTTGCTGTTAAATCTGCGGGGCCGAACACTCCATATCTAATTCCGATGGGCCTAACCGCCTCTATCGCGGCAGTCTCCGACGTAATGAACGTGTCTGATGGGTCGCCAGTTCCATCGTCAACAATGGCGTAAAAGTAGCCATTGTCTGTTTGGCCATTCTTCTGCTTGTTCTCTGTGATCGAATAACTAACGCCCTGCTGCAGGGATGTGATCGCGAACTTGATCGCCGCAAGCGTCGCCTTGGAAAGACTCGCTATATATGCCACAAAACGCGACCGGAAAGCTGCGTCCGTTTCTATCGCCTCGCCATTTGTGAGGGCTTGCGCATTGGAAACAGTATCGACGCCAGAAATCGCCTGTGCGATCGAACTTATGCCGCCAGCAATCACATTGGCAGCCGTCCCTGATACGAGGGCCGTTACCGAGACAGTGACGGAAGTCGCGCCGGCAACGATGACGTAGCCGCCAAGCCCTGCGTTGTATGCGGGATTCGACGTGTCAAGGTTCACACTGTATTGTTGCGTGCCGTCTGAGGTTTGAACCACCGCACCAACTGGAATTACGGCCTGCTGTGTTGGCGTGAACCGAGAAAATGTGACGAACCCGTTAGCGTATGTTGCGGCCAGACGGTAAAAACCATAGTCCGCGGCCCAACTATCCAGATCTGAGCCGGTTGACGTCGCTGCGCGCGTCGTGGCCAGCAGCGCAAGGATGAGTCCTTGCAGCCACATCACGACCGCTGAAGTTGCCTCGACAACTGCAAGCAGCACCGAGCCAACAGTCAAGTCAACGAGGGTTGTTGCGAAGCCCTGGATGTTGGTGACGATCTCGCCGGTGAGGGTGTTGAAGTCCTTGCTCGAGAGCGCCATGTTTTATTCCGATACGTTGAACGACAGGAGCACTGCATTGCGCGTCTGCGCATCGGTGTACTGGATGTTGATGGTGACAATCCCGCCGTTGATGCGACTTAATGTGACGATCGGCTCGGGATTTTGCTGAACTGAAGGTTCGAGCTTCAACTGGGATTTGACTACCGCCTTGATCTCCGAATCGGATGCCCCGGAACCGATCAATGCTGGCAATCCGCCACCGTATTCGGGGTGAAAGATGTATTCCTCTGGATTGGTGCACAGGCGCCGCACGATGCGCTGCTGACTGCGCATATCACCCGTTGAGCCCGAGAAATCGCCAGTCGTGGCGGCTCCGACATCGCCGCCATACCAGTGATCCAGGTCAGATAGAAGTTGTTGCGTCATACCGGAGCGCCCGTATTTGCACCGCCATTGCCGTTCGAGTGAACGTGGGTGCTGCCGATGTTCTTGCCGTTATTAGTGACAGTGCCGGTCGTGTTGAGGTTGCCGACCATGTTCATGTTGCCGGTTACAGTCGACGCGTGCCCGCTTCCGTTATCTCCCGAGATCGTGATGCCGCCTTCGCCGCTGATGGTTTGCGTTACATTCAGTGTGTCGTCCATCTGCACGGGACCGATAAAATGATGCTGGGTCGCCGTGTAGGTAATAGTCGACGCCGCGGTCACCTGGATCGTGCCGTCGTTGTGCATCTTCACGAGCGAACCCGACTTCTGCACAGCCCACAATTCGCCGCTGGGCACGGGAGGCGGCCTATCGGAATCGCTGAAAATAAAGCCTGTGACGGTCGGCGCTTCGACGTCGCCATTGGCGAAATCGACTATCGCCTGGTCCCCGATCTGCGGGCCATATGCAACGCCATAGCCCTGCCCGATTGCACCGGTCAGGATGGGAATCCAGCCCGTCAGAACGCCACTCGGCTGCAGCGTGACCTTCACCGAGTAGGTATTCGGGTCGTAGCTCGCCACCAAGCCATGCACGCGCGAGATCTTCTGCGCAGCCGCGAGAGCAGCGCGCATCGTGATCGCGTTTTCAAGTTGTCTCATGCGGCCAGATTGGTGACTTGCAGATCGGGGTTGTGATTTTTCGCTCGGGCATGCATTGAATAGCCGGCAGCGAGACTGAATTCCCGGGTTACCGAGTCGACATAAAACGTCTGGTTGAAACTGCCCGGAAATCCTTCGGTCTGGATCATGACGCGAGCGCTGAGGAGGTCATCCGCGGGGGCGTCATACTGGAGATTCACTTCATGCCTGATGATCTGGTTGTAGAGCGCCTGGGCTCGCGCGACCGCTTGCTGCTGAGTCAGGTTCGCGACATCGAATTCGTAGGTCTGCGTGTTGCCGAACGGGCTAGCCTTGCCTGCCTGAATAGCCTTTGGCTTGCTTGGGTAGTAGGCGTCAAACCCCTTCTTTTGCTTGTCGTTCCAGCTATGGATGCCGACAGTCACGCCCTTGGCGACCGTCAGACTGCGCCGGAAACGGGCACGACCCCCATTCATCGTCGAATATCCGATCTCGTCTGTCGGACCTTGCCAGCGGACTAGATACGGTGTGTCCGGCGTGCGCGGATCGGGGCCAAAGTAGAGCGTATGGCCTTTGGCGTAGACGACGAACCCTGCCTCAGCCGCCAGCCATGCCAGGAGATCCCATTCGCTACGCTCGGCATTGATTCGTACGTGGTCGATTTGATAGTACTTCCCGACGATTTCCTTTGTTGCCGTGACTTGCGGCGTCAATCCGTGCTTGTTCGCAAGCTGCGTCGCGACTTGCGAGGCAGTGAGGTTGTTCCATTGGTCGGTCAACTTGGTGTCGATGAGTGCCGCAGTCAGATCGCGACCGGTGACGGTAATCGATGTCCCGCACGGGTCGAAGTCGATGTCATCGATACGTCCATAAATCTGGCTCGTTAGATCGGCGACAGAGAAATTCGCAGCATCAGACGGGAAGCCCGCAAATATCTCAACGAATGCCTCGGTGACTGTCGAAAACCATTCGACGTTGAAAGCGTCAGGCAGTAGAGACGTCGCAAACGTGACGCGGAACGTGTCAGCCGAGTAAAACGAGTTGCTATCGGTCGTGAAGTCAACCCAGCCCGGCACGATCGCGTCATTGATCTTGACGATCGCGCGAGGCTGACGCGCCATCGATTGCGCGGGAACCTGGTTGAGATAGGCCATTACGAGTTGAGAACGCCGCCAGAGTTATCCGCGTTCGGCGGAATCGTGATCGTGTTGATGCCCGTCAATTGGGGATCGCCGCCCAACTGCGGATTGGCCTTTGCAAGGCCAGTCCAGGCGCGGAAATCGCCGTATTCCTTGGCGGCTATCTGCATCAGGTTTCCGCCGGCCATCGTCGATTGCCTGGCGCTCAGGTACAAAGAACCAACATTGGCGCCAATGCGGCCAGTCACCCGGTCAAGGTTGATCAGCAAGGGAATCTGCTGGGCTGCGGAAAGCGTATTCGTGAGATTCGCCACGTTTTGCGACAGCGGATTGTTCGGCAGGATGCCGCCGAGCGTCGTCACATTAATCAGCGCGTTATTTGTTTGCGCCGTCAGCGTCTGAACCTGTAGCCGGAACTGCTGGATTGGCTGAAGGACACCGTTCAACTGGCTTTGCGCTGCAGTAGCGAAGCTTGAGACCGATGAGATGGCGCTCTGCACCGACTGGAATGCGCTCGTCAGGGCGGGACTGCCAATCTTGTCAAGCAGGCCGCTCGCAAACGACACATCGCCGTTGATCAGGCCGTCCGGACCCTGCGTAGACAGTGAGGTGACCGCCTGCGTGAGGTCTGCGATGACCTCGCACTCAATCCGGTAGGGAATCTCATAGAAGCGCTCATAGACCGGCAGGAAACGCCGGATGATGACCAGATACGAGAACTCCGACCAGGTGACGTTGGTTGCCTGACCGGAAATCCGGAGGCCGTCCACGTATCGGGCGCGGTCAAGAGCAGTCTGACCGCGGAACCGGCCCGACCACGCCAGGGGCTCGGAAAACGCGCCCATAGCGTCGACAACCTTCTGGCCGCCAATGAGTTCGTGAACCGAGAGGCGCTGCTCACCGCCGAATCCGATCGACTCCGGAACCTCGAACTGGTAAAAGCTGATTCCGCCGAGGGTCAGGAGGGTGTCTGGAGTCATCGTTGGTAGCTCAGGCCGGGCGTAGGAAGACCCATGGACATGTCAAAACTGGTTGTACCGGTCAGCGGGCGATTTGCCTGCCGTCCCATGTGGTCTGCCATAAAGTCGCCCACCAGGCGACCGTCCAGATGCACGGTCCCCTTCATGGTGTTGCTCATGGTGGTGCGAGGTGCCACCGGATTGATTGGCGCTGCGCCGGCCCCGGGCTCCGCTGCATTGGCGTTGCCGAACATCAACCGATACGGCCATGCAAATGCATGCACCGCGCCATTGGTGAAGCCCTGGATCGCCTTGAATGCCGGGCTATCCGCTACCGTCGCAAGAGAACGCAGCATTTCGGAGCCGACTTTAAGCATATTCGTGACTTGAGGAAGCATGCTTGCCCCAAACACTGTCTTAAAGTCCGTCCATGCGGAGCGAAACTCATCTTCAGCGCCTTGTGGCGATTTTTGGTACTGCCTTTCAAGCTCGGTAATACCCATCGCGCCCGTGGTTACGGCAATGTTCTTGTCGATCTTGTGGCGCTGCAGGTACATCTGCGCAAAAGCGTTGCTGGCCGTCCGCTGGCTGAAAAGAGTATTCAACTCGTTGACGATCTGGTCGTCGGTGATCTTGTCGCCCGTGACGAGGCCGTCATGCCCACGCACACCGCCGTTTCGAATTGCGGGGATCAGCACATTCATCAACCATTCATACTTCGACTGGTTGTAGAGACCCTCGTCCTTCAGCGCGCCAGGCAAGACCTGTTTGATCGTGCCGATCTTGGTGTACTCAATCATGCTTGGATCGATCAATCCGATCCGCGCGGCCTCTTTCATCGATTTCAGAGAGCCGCGGCCCATCGCCAGATTCTGGTGTGCGCTCATGAGTGCAGTACCGAAGCGGCTGCCGCCCATTTCCTGGATCATCGGCGCGGATTGCGCATAGAACGCTTGATTCGAAAGCAGCCGGGCCGCTACGCCGCCAGTCTTCATGAAGGCGAGCAAATCAGTCGGCGTGACGAGCCCCGCAGAGCCAGTTAGAACCTTCTGCGCAAAGTCGGCCTGCTTGAACATCTCATCGGGGGACGATGTGCCGCCGCGCATTTCGATGACCTTTCCGAGCGCCTGGAAAGTCTTCGTATCAAACTTGTTGCCTTCCTCACCAAACACGCCGCGGTTCGCAGCAAGCATGCGGGTGAAGAGTGGAGTAACGGCCTTGGCTTCTTCATAGCTGCCCATGACCTCGTGCATGTCACGAAGAACCGTCATGCGCTCCGTCATCGACACGCCAAACTGCTTGGTGCCGCGCGCGAAAGCATTGGCGTCCTGGTTGACCTTGTCGCCCAGGTTCAGCGTGCGGAACCGCGCGAAAGCCATGTCATAGTCTTTCGCGGCTTCATAGAACTTGTGGCCGACGTAGATCGACGCGCCGGCCGCCGCCAGCGGGACAAGCATGTCCGTTGCGAGGCCCATGCCGACACCGCCGATCCCAAACCCACCGGGACCGACGTGCATGTTGCCGCCATGAATGTGGCCACCTCGACGACCGCCGCCGCCAGATCCACCTCGTCCGCCCGGACCAGGCAGGATCGGAGGGATTCCGCCGCCTCCCGGCATGCGTCCCGCAGCACGGATCGCGGCAAGGCGTCGTTCCAGAAGATCGGCCTCGATATTGGCGCGGTTAAGTTCGCGCTCAAGCCCGATTCCGCTGGTCGGGATAGCGCCGTTGATGCTGCGCAGCCTCTTCTCGGCGACGATAGCCTGGTCGCCAACGCCTTTTAGTCCAAGATCCAGTTTCGCCGCCGCGACGGATAGATTCCTGATGCCGGCAACCTCCGCACCCATGATCTTCAGGCGCTTGTTGACCTGAACCGCCAGCGCATCAACCTTGGCGAATTGCTGCGACAGCTTCAGCAATTGCGGCGTGATCAGGTCATGCAGCTTGAGTGTTGTGCCAATCGCGTATGCGTCGATCATTTTGTATTAAACTCAAACACCTACCAGATGGAGGCGGTATGCGATTCGTCTATCGAACGCACGAATGGCTGGCGGATCATGTGTCGTGGGTGCAATATCCGAAACCACGGATACAGAGCATGAGCGGTCATGCAATTGGCTGGCGCGCCCGCTGGGCACACAGGCCACCGATGAATCGCTGGCTAGCGGTCATATCTCCAATGGGCATCATGCTGTTGCCGTACGTCGGCGTTTATCTCGCAATCGCCTGGGTGATATTCCTGTTCGCGTATTTCAGGAGGACTTGAGGCGAGGCTTGAGCCAACCCGCACCAGCAAGCCACGCGAGCGCCGTAGATCCGATGATCGTTTTGACGCGGCCCATGCTGTGTAGGGAGGCGGGGCCAAATATCGGACGCGGCGGCTGATTCGGCGTGCCCATATCGAACCAGACGATGTGCGGGTCATTGGAGCCGACAGCCATTTCTTCGCCGGAAACTGTACGCGAAACCGATCGTTGCATCGCGCCAGTGCGGAAGCCCGGATCATTCTCCGAGTAGCCAAGACGCGAGCGCTCGGCTTTAGTGCGATCCGCCAGTTCTTCCCACGCGGGGTAGGGGCCGATCGCCTGCTGGTAATCGCCGATCATTCCCTGCGCGGTTTTCTGAACTTCCTCGCTAGCCTTATCCAGGATGTGATGCTTGACTGTGCCGGAAGTAGCCGCGAGTCGCTCGAGGTGCAGTGCGAATGCACCAAAGCTCTTGAACTCCTTCATTCTTTCCTCACGAACTCTTTCGTGCTCCAGTTGAAGGTCACGCCCTGCTGCTGCTCAGACACGATGATGGAAAAAGCGGCGCACGTAGTCTCGTCCAGCGAGAATGCAATGTCGAAGTCAAAGCCGTGAGAAATCAGCCAGACTGCATTGCGTATCGCCGGGTTGGAAACTATTTTTTTGCCGTCGCTTCGTCCACCTCCGATTTCGACAGTCCGAAATTTCCAGGGAGGGCGGCGCCGATCGCTGCCATGCCTTCTTCGTCGAGGCGCTGGTAGAGAGCTTCGATTTCGCGCTTGGTTGTCGGTGTCGGAACCGCATCACCATCGATTGCGGACACGTACATCAATTGCGCGACGATGCCCGCCCACAGCGGATTGGCCGAGGACTCGCCCATTGCATCAAAGAATCGCAATTTGTTGAGCGGACCGGGCTTGCGCAACTTGATTTCCCGGCCGCGCTCGTCAGTGGTGACGACTTCCGCCTTGGCTTGAGCGACGATCTGTTGCGACGGCGTTTGATCCGTCTGATTCACTGTGACTTTCGTCATGTTTTGCCTTATGCGGTCTTGGTGCGACGCGAGCCGGTCCAGTTCAGGGTGATTTTCACAGTCGAATCGCCCATCCATTCGCCGGCGTCTGTCAGCGATAGGAGCACGCCGTCATAGCGATACTGAGTGGTGGCGCCGTTCGGCTCGGTGTGTGTTTCGTAAATCTGGCACGGCTGCTCGTTGATGCCGGCGTAGTAGTTCGCTTCGAGTTGCGCGAAATAGTCGTCAATGACGCTATCCTGACGCTCGATGTCAAACGAACCCGTCCAGCCATCGAAAAAGCGGAGACGGTCAGTGATGCCGTCCAGCCGCTTGACACGGACATCCGTCATTTCCTGCTTGGCGCTGAATTTGGTGACCTTATTCAGGGTCAGCGCTCCGTTCGGCGTCTGGACGACAAGCGTCACATCACGACCGATCGAATAACCGTTTTGCGGCATTGCTGCCTCCTTAAACGAGAAAACCCCGCCGCAGCGGGGTCAAAATTGGGAGTAGGGAGGCTTAGGCGCCGGCCGGTTTGACGATGACGGTCGTCTGGCCGCCTTGGAGATTCACCAGGAAGTTGCGGACAACAGCCTTGTAGCGAGCCTGTACATCGGCCTGCATCCAGCCCTGCATGATTCGGGCGTCGGAGTTGTTCGACTTGTCAAGCGTTACCTTGTACGAATCGATCATGCCGACGTCCTGCATGTTCTGCAGGAACTGGGCGAGGCCCGCATAGGCTTCCGCGCGCGTCTGGTCATACGTCTGGAAGCCTTGCAACTTGCCGACGAACTTCCCGCCCCATGCATTGATGCTGTAGGCGATATAGTTCGTGAGACGCGTGTACGAATCTTCATGCAGAGCCTGATCGGAACTCGTGTTCAGTCCGATGACAGCGCTGAAGTAGTTGCCGCCCGGCGACGGGTTCGTGATCAGGTCGATACCGGCCTGCACCAACTGCAACAGTTCGGCTTGAGAATACGGCTGGCCGCTGTACGTGCGCTGCGTTCCGACGATGCCCTGCAACTGCTTGTTCAGCGACGAATTCTGCGGCGATGCGTTCGCGAAGTAACCCGTGATGAAGGCTTGCGGCGAAGTCAGGCGAACTTGGTTGTTGACCGTGTCGTTGATGTAGACCCAGTCACCAAACAGGATTTTCCCGGCGTATGAGTCAATGCCTGCTGTAGCCTTCGCGGAAATGGCGTTGCTGATCGTGTCACCCGCTGGGCCGACCATGACCATGTAGACGCCTTCCGAGAGGCCGAAAGCAATCTGGTTGGTGTAGCTAGTCGTATCGTCGCAGTCGACCAGCTCACCGACCGATACGCCCGTCATGCGAAGTGCGTACATGCCCTTGCGCGGAGCGGTATCGACGCCAAGCATCGCCGAACTGGTGATTGTGGTCGCGCCGTCCGTGCCCGATGCGAATGTGACTGTGGTCGGAATGGTCGGGGCGGTCGAACTCGCGCCAGCCGAAGCAACGACGAGAGCCGAAGGGCCGCGAAACTGACTGTTACCGTTGTTGACGGCCAGTACGATCGCATCACGCAACGTGCCGGCAGTGCCTGGGATGTTGTCAAACACCTCGGCCGTGAATCCTGGTGCCGAAATGGTCAGCTTGGACGTGTTGGCCTTCGTACCGGTCGAGAGAGTGGCCGATAGGGTATTGCCGAGCGTGCCGGTGTATTTCGCCGTCAGCGTGACGTAGGTCGTGCCGAGCGCGGCGGTAGCGGCCGTGTCAGTGCCGTCAGTGACGCGCACCAAAGCATAAGCGCCCTGATTCCCCTGCTGGCTCGAGTTCCACATCGACGTCATCAGGTCGTATTTGCGGACCTGCATGTTGCCGAATTTTGGCGCCGCATCGTTGTACGCGGTGGCGAAAACGGGGATGCCAACCGGGCCCCATGACGCAATGCCGACCTTGCCAACAATGTTGCTGGGGACGCCATTGATCGGAGCCTGGCCCGGCGGGACAATCTGAACCAGGATGCCTGGCACCTGCTGGGCGGTCAGATTGACGCTGCCCTGTTGTACGACCGTCATACGCGGCTCCAGAAAAGAAAAAGCCCGCGCATGGCGGGTCTAGAAACGAAAAACCCGGCGCTCGGCCGGGTTGTGTGCGGAAGGGGACTACTTACTCGTGTCTGCTGTGGGCGCGGGGTCGTCCGCTACCCGCACCACGTACTGCGCCTGTGTCGACGCAAGCACCGCGGCGACTGCTTTTGCATCGCTGATCAGCGCGCCTTGCTCATAGCCGCCAAACGGCTCAATAACTCGAAGTTGCATTGCTGCCTCACTGATATGTTGTAACTACCGGCGGCTGACTTGAGCCATCTTCGGCGCGGTTCGTTTCGTTTGCAATGATCTGGTATTGCGGATCGGCAACAGTAGTGCCGTACTCGCACGAATAGAACAGATCGTGTCGGTAGAGCTTGGCGTCTTGCGGATTGTCGTTCGGGCCACCGCCGCCGACATAGATCAGGCGACCTGCGGTGCCATCGGCCAGGGTGATGAAGAAGCTATCTGCCAGTAGCGCCTTGATTGGCCTCACGACCGCCTTCCGGTGATCTGGCGTGTCAGCCCAAACCGTGATCTGAAAGCGTCGCTCTTGCCGGCTGACTTCTCGCAAACCGACGCTGCTCGTTCCAACGCGGAGTGCACCTACTTTCGCGCCTGCAGCGACCGTGATTAGGGCTCCGCTACTAGCGGTGCCGGCGACATCGACCGCAATGAGTGCGGCCAGCGCCGTCGCGATGCTTGTCAGCGTGTCCGACTGCTGCACTGCATACGGGTACGGCTTGCCATTCACGAACACGGCGAGATTGTGCGGTGTGAATGGTGATGGCATTGCACCGCCGACCGTCACCGCCTGGCCAGCCGCGGTAAGCGTGAGCGTCGGCGTAGTCGCGGGCGCAGATTGAGTCTGCGTCATGTACCGTGTCGTGTTCTTCTCTTCCGGACGGGCGAATACGGTTACGTGCACCTTGCCAACCGCGAGATCTGCATCCAGACGTGAGCGCGTCGGCCAACCAGGGTAGGTGATCACCGGGGTTCCAGCCACAGAGGGCTGCCCCGTACCATTCGGATACAGGGCCTGCGCGCTCATGGCAGACAGCACGTCCATCACATCATATTCATCGGCCATATCATGTTTGCGCGGACATCATCGTGCACCGCCAACCCAGATCGGTCAGTTCGGCGCTCGAGACGATGTATCGACGTCCTATGTCATCCGTGACGATGTCGGCGCTTTGCAGTACGACACCTGAAAACGCTGGCATCAACATTTGCCACCATGGATTGCGCACATCGCCTGGCAAGTTGGTTTCATTCTTTTCGCCTTTGGTGCCTTGAAGCACTGAAGCCGGCCAACCAGTCATCAGCGGAGTTTCGTTTGCGTCGGTATCGCCGCCATATCCCACCGCACCCAGGCCCGTCTGCTGCTGCGGCCTCAGTACATTGATCATCCGGTTACAGTCGACCGCTAGAATCGGCAGGATC